TATACTACCACATAGTATAGCACCGGGGAACAGTCAAGTCAAGTCAGACAAAAAACATACTGTATTCGGGTGGCGGCTCGGCGTCGGCCTTCGTTTTGCACCCAAACGCCATGGCCATGGCAACCATTCCATCGATCCGACCGCTAGCCTTGTACTTGTCCAGTTTGCGATTCCCGGCACTATCCCGCGACACTACCGCATTCGCCGCACACATGGTCAACACTGGATGGTTGCCATGTTGAACGCGCCCATTGAGCAGCTCAGACTCCATCAGGTCAAGTGCTGGCGACATGTCCTTGTATCCCTGCCCATATGGTTCCAATGGTAGGTCAACCCCTATCAGACCCAACTCCCGTTGCAATAAATCCATCCGCCACCTATCATAAGCCACCTTGAGCGGGTTGCAATCGGCAAAGATTTCCGTCATCTCGCCCGCGACGAAACTATAATCCACCGACGCGCCAGGAGTCGTGCGCAACAACCCCTCCTTGACCCACACATCGTATGGTACTCGGTCGCGCCTCGCCCGTTCCAACAATCCCTCCGCCGGAGTCCAAAAGAACGGGTGCACGTGCCACTGCCCCCCCTCCTCGAATGCCAACACCAACGCAGTCAAGTCGGTGCGCGCGGACAGATCCAGGCCGGCGTACACATTGCGACCAATCAACTCTTCGGGACAGCCACCATTCAAAGTCCACACGTTGCGGCTGATAAAGGGACTGACCGAACTGACACGCTGATTGAGGTTCAGATTGCGGAAGGTGTTTTCGAACGACGACATGCGTGATGCCTTCTCTGCCTGTCGCCGCATGTCCGACATCGAGCGGAACTCACCAAGTGCCGGGTTAGCCGCGTACCACTGCTCCTCGTTCATCACGTCCGCGCCTTCCTCAGCGCTATATACGTGGCAGACAGTCTTCTCCGGCTGATGGTTCTTGGCGTCGTCAATCGCTAGACTAAAAAAGTCCGTGTCCGACGCGGCTTGCGTGCTGATATAAATCAGGAGCGGGTTGGAATAGGCACCCTGCGATGTCGTAATCGCGTCCACGAAAGCATCGCGCGGCCCAACAATCTGGCCCACTTCGTCCAGGATGGCGACGATCGGTGACTTACCATGCGCGGTCTTGCCCTCGGCACTAATTGCCTTGTACTCGGTATTCATCACTAACCCAACCAGCATCTTGCCCGACGGAACCGGTCGAATGCGGTGCTGTAGGTCCGGGGACATCATAGCGCACTTACTGGCGATATTGTATACCTCCGCAGCCTGATCGCGAGACTGCGCGCCGGAGATGATCCGACTGTTCAGTACTGCTACCGGCCCCACCAGATGTGCCAGAGCCAGGAACGCGATCGTGGCTGTTTTGGCATTCTTGCGCGCCATCGACAGGATCGCAGTATCAGTGACGGCCTCGTTGTCATACGTGGCTAGGATGAATTTTTTCTGGAACGGGAGCAGGCGCACCGGTTGCCCCACGAGATCACCTTCGGGGACAACGCAGCTCTCCTCAATAAAGCGAATCACCCTCTCGCCGGTAGTAAGATCCTTCGTCGCGACACCTCCGACGTCGCGAATTATTGGGTGGGGACCGCTGTAGATCGGGTTGGTCAATGTGGCCTCGCAAACAGCCCGTCCTTATCGGCTTCCTCAGCGATCGCGCGTGCCTTGGCTTGTGCTTTGTTTTTCGGCACTTGGTCGCGCGACTCCCCAACGGTAGCGTGGGCATGCACCTGCAGTGATTTGGACAGCAGCACCGCACGCCGGGTCAACGTTTCCAGGATCGAGAACTTGGGGTTTTGCACGGTGGTGCCACGATCGTTGACTAACGTGAACCCCTCGACGCCCAATTCCTGCTGCACTCTCTCGATGTCAGCCTGGGTCCGCGCGAGGTTTGCCGCGTGAGCCAGATCAATATCCGTCCACGAATCCATCGCGCGCGCGCGTACAATCGCGTTCCAGAATTCCTTGTCGCACTCTCTGAGGTGAACGTGGGCGGGCGGCTCGATCTTCACGAGTGCACTCTGCGCCACCTCAACATCGCTTGCCAAAGTACCAATTCTGCTGGGCATGAGACTCTCCTATATCATAGTATATCATTGTGGTTTGGACCACTGACACGGGTTTTCGATAAAGAAACAGTTGGGCGGCGGTCCCTAAAGATTGCTTCTTCAAAGTTCGACATGCCCCCCTATGCTTGTTCCACGTGAAACATTCACGATTCATCAATTGGCCAACCATCAACACCAATGGCCGGCTTCGGTGCGGCTCCATTGTCGCGTGCGGTCTTTTCTTTGTGGCAAGGTTCGCACAGCGCCTGGAGGTTAGACAAGTCATCGGTGCCGCCGTTTGCTTTCGGTTTTACGTGATCGACTTGAGTTGCTGGTTCCACCAATCCCTTTTTTCGGCACAACCGGCACAAATATTGATCGCGCTTCATCACCCGATCACGCAATTTAACCCATTGGCTGCCATAGCCCCGCTCATGCCGCGACTTTTTACCCCAAGCCATTTTGTCTCCTTACGCACGCGAGATCCCGATAACAATGACCATTGAGACTCTCTTGGGAGGCACCTACCACTGGTTTTTGTTGGTGTAGCCGTGTTACCAAAAGACGAAAAATAGCGGCAACATAAAAAGTGGCGTCGTGTAGCGGTTTCTGAGCAGTTTGTAGCCGTGTAGCCGTGTAGCCGCTCATTTTTTAATGTGCTGACTGAGACAAAAACGGGAGCTTACGCGCGTAACGGCAACACGGCTACACATCATCATGGCCCCACCCGCAAATATTCGGCCAGCACGATTCGCGATGCTGGGTGGTTCAACATGTCCGTAGTCCACCGGACCGCAGCCGGGTTGTCCCAACCCACACTTTCGAGGTCATAACACTTCAGTGGGTCAATGAGTGCCACGTTCACACCCGCCTTGATCATCAACCACACCTTAGCCCCGGATTGTCGGTGTCTCCTGGCCCAGGCCCGTTGTTCAGGTTCCCAATTCAACAGGTCAATGCAGCGCGGATACAAAACGTTCGTCGGCATCACTTTCAACTCGATCCACCCAGTACCGTCCAGGCTGTAGGTGACATCTGGTACCCCCGGTGCACCGGTCTTGAGTTCGATTCGATTATATTGCAGCCCGGAAATCGCCTTTAGTGCTGGTTGAACGTCCGACCTCCAAAATTTGCGCTCGGGTTTCATCGGCACCACTCCAACCAGCAACAACCCTCGCAGCCGGGATCGGTTTTGGCTTGTAGATGTGTGCATTGAATCGGTGCCCAGTGTGACACCACCGTGACCATCTTCCGGCGTCCGTCCTCAGTCCAGCCGGCCTGAGCGTCGTGTTGCGTGCGCCCTTCGTACGGCTCGTGGTTGTGGCAACTATTCATTGCTGTTCTCTAAGGTTCCGTATGACAGATTCGGCACGACGAAACAGCAACCCGTCAGGAGTCATGTATTTCTGGTGTTCGCGGAGCAGGTCGATATACACCGACAGGCAGGACCGGTGATCGCCTGCATGCGCGTGCGCGTGGGACTGCTTTGCGATTTTCATCGTCTCTCGTGCCGGCCAGTGCTTCATGACAGATCCAGCTCGAGTTGGAGTGATGGGGGTTCATAATTCAATGGTAGGATGAGATCATCAAGTGTCGTTTCTTCGTCATACAAGATTTCTTCGTACGCCTGTGCGGCTGCGGCCCGGATCAACTCGTCTGGTAGGTGTTCGATGCGTTCCTGGATTCGCGACAACACCCCACGCCCGTGACTGTTAGTGTTGTTTTCGTACAGGAACTTCGCAGCCTCGACCAGATCAGCCGCCTTGACAATCGCCACCACCAGCGATGTCCGACTATACCCACCCTCAAGGATCGAGATATTGTGTTCGAATTCGGCCAGTCGCCCACGCGCCTCTTCGCCAATCAATTCCTTGAGTGGTGTTGCCATGTCGCCGGTCAACACTTCGGGCAGGTCGTGACACAGCGCCCGCCACACCACCACGTCGCGCAGGTCGGTCCGACCCATCAATGCACAAATCCGCGCCCCAATCATTGCCACGGCAAAACTATGTTCGGCAACCGATTGCCGCCGTGCAGTCTTCACAATCTGCCACCGAAAAACGTCATTCGCTCGGTACACGTCGCGTAGGTTCATGTTGGCTCTCACTCTCTGTTCTCCCAATGGATTATTCATAACAAACCCCGAAGCCGTTTGCTTTCCAATTCAACGGCACAATCGAAACAGGTTTGTACCCCAGGTATTGCTCGTTGGCGCATCGACGGGATTTCACGCCCACACTCGATACAACATCCGGCACTTTTGGCGTCTGGAGGCATTATGCCGCGCGCCGCCTGGATGGCATTCTCCAATTCTTTTTCGATGTAATCTGCAGCCCGGTCCGCATCGTCCACCCCTAGTCCTCCAGATTCGTATGTCGGAGCAGCCCCGTCTCCGGGTCACGCGCCCACGTACGCTGTTCGTTGATGGTCATTTTCTCGTGTGCGGCCTGGACCGCATCAATCCCACGAAGGCTCGCGATATCCAGCACCAGAATCAATACGTCCGCGTATTCGTGCGGGTCGTCCAGGCCACCATTGAGCAATTCCGGGATTTCTTCGAGCATTAGCTTGGACAGCGCGCCCACGGCGGTCCGGTCCGGGAATACCCGGTCAGCCCATTGCGTTATTCGTTGCTGGAGGTGTTCAACGGGGTCCTCTCGCGTTTCTTGTGCCGGTACTCCCGGCGGGCTTTCACCGAGCACGAGTTGCAGATATAGTCCTGCTTCATGATCCGGTTTGGATAATACTGGTCCGTTGGCTTCACCACGTGGCACACCCGACATCGGTACTTGTTCATTTTTTGTCTCCTCATTCAACAAAAGTTGCAGCCGCGCTATTGCGTTCCATGCTGCATGTGCTGCGTGTAGCAGTCCCGTCTCCGGGTCGTCCCGCTCCCCGGCCAGGTCCCGCATGATGTGCCGCAGGAGTGCGTCCGTGTACCGTTCCCGTGCCTTCGGGACGCGCAGCCAACCGCCATCGCTATATTTATCCGCACCAAACGTCCCGACGCGTCCCACGGCCTCCAGAGCGGTTGCGAAGCCACCCAGAACGAGCCCCAAACGATTCTTGCCGGCGTCCAGCTTTGCGCCTGGAGTGTGGGCGTCCTTGCCCATGGGGTCACCCTCCAACGTCATATCCCGTACCCCGCGCCCAGATCAACCACATCATCATCGCGCGGGCCATACCCGATGTAGCGCACACCACCACAGTCAGCCGAAGCAGCCATTCGGTTGATGGTTCGGTGCAACTCGAACAATTCCTGTGGCTTCAGATAATTGGCGAAGTTCAAAAACAGCCTGGTCGGCTCGACCCTGCGCAACGCCTGTCGCAATTGCTCCTGCGAGAATGTGAACACCCGACGCGGCAGCTTCGTCACTGTGGTCAATTCCACCGATTGCCCGATGTCATCGAATGACGTTTCTTCTTGGTCAGGGTAGCACGGGCCAGACCACCCCACCATGACGCCATCGTCGTTGTACCTGTTCGCAACCCGAATGGGATACGTGCGCAAAGTGCCAACAATATCCGTTACCCACGACATCGGAATCAGGCAATCACTCAACATCTGGACCGGCGTGCACTCCCGAGAAGTGGTGTTGGGCCAAAATCCACTGTTGATCCCGAGACTAAAACCCTGCGCACCTTCGAGCTGGATCTGCTTTGATTTGTCCAGAGCAGTTTCGTAGTCGTCGTGGGTGACAACCCGCACATTTATTCCATTTTCAAGTGCAGCACGTTCGATTTCATCCGCATGACGCTCGACGGTGGTACCCTTGAAGATGTCGCGTTGGATTTTTTCAATCACAGCCGCGCCTGATCCCTTTCGGGTTGACCCAATCGCGATCATGGCTTTCGAATTTTCCTCAGAATGCTTCGGAGCCAAAAGCACGGCATCTTCATGAATCAAAATTGGAACCAGCGTTTCGTTTAGGCCAGACGAATCGATTTCATCAAACAGTGCCTCAAGGTTGACCACGCTGCCGGGACCAATCAGGACGCGCTTCAACTTCGGCGACACGATGCCATTGGCCAACATGGTGTGCACATACTTCTTGCCGTTCCTGTCAATGTACGTGTGGCCGGCGTTTGGCATCCACGCCGTAACCACGGTGTCGGGCTGGTCACGCTCGGCAAGGTATCCCGCAATGAGACCTTTGCCGGTTGAGCCGAATTGGAGGTCGCAAATCACTGTCACTCTCGGCTTCATCAGAAGGGTGCCTCATCGTCGGTGGTGTTGGTGGTTGCTGCCCGTGCGTTTTCGTCCTTGGCGGTCAGCGCAATCGAAAAGAACTTCTTGCCGCTCGACTTCGCCTCCTTCACCCAGGCCGACATCCAATATTCAACGCCCTCGACGTTGATTGACCCCGTGAATTCCGGCTGGCGGTCATTCTTGCGCCGCTCATTGCGAAACAGTGCACCACGGTTGGTGTTGTCGTATTCCATCTCTATACCTCTCTGATTGCGGACAGCGCGGGTAGCGCCGCCAGGATTAAGTAATTGCACAGGTGGTCGTCATTAAATACACAACCGCCCGCATCCAACACCAAAGTAAAGGTTCGGAACTGCATCACCGAGAAAAATTCCGTTACCCCATTCACGTCGACTTCTAATTCGACCTCGAACCCGGCCCCGTATTTGTCACCTAGGTCGGGTAGTGCCCTTGATTCGAGTACCCTTGCATTTTCGATTAACATTTGTCTCTCCAGCTCTTGTTGGTCAAGTGTATCACGGGCATCGGCCCGTGTCAAATGGGCCGTCCTTGGCCCGGTGAATTGGTCCTTAGCCCTTCATGGCGTGGCGGATGCGATTGCCGAGAACCATGCGCTGTTGGCCAGGGTTCAGGTGCTCGTACTTGGCGTAGAGGTCAACCGCCTCGACGTCCAGGATGTCCGAAGCCATCTCGTACACCTCGTCCAGATCCTTGCCCCGGAGCATCACGGCTAGCTCGTCGCCAGAATCCTGCGTGTGGTG